TCAAGCAGAGGCCACCTTCGGACAAGTGCCACTAACCCCGAAATCGGTGGGGGCTTTGTCCCAACTGTCTAACTTGATCCTCAAACAAAGCTCGATTGATGTAGAGCAGTTTGTCCGCAACGATTTCGCCAAGAGGATCGCCGAGGAGATCGACCGCGTTGCGATTAATGGATCTGGGTCCAGCAACCAACCTACAGGGGTACTCGCTACTTCTGGGATTGGCTCGGTTGTGATGGGAACCAATGGAGCCGCTCCGACTTGGGTAAGTATCGTTAATCTTCTCCGAGAGATTGCAATTGATAATGCCGATACTGCCACGATGAAATTCCTTACAAACCCAAGTGTAGCGGCAAAGTTGATGACAACTTCCAAGCAATCATCTGGGGTCGAAGGTAATTTTATCCTCACAGAGAGCATGAAGCTTTTAGGGTACGAACTGATGATGACCAACCAAGTCCCATCAAATTTGACGAAGGGATCAGGGACGGGTTTATCCGCATTGATCCTAGGGAATTGGTCGGATCTGATTATTGGGGAATGGGGTGTCTTGGAAGTACTCCCTAACCCCTACGGCTCTGGTTACACGGCAGGGGCTTTAGATATTAGAGCCATGCAGACCATTGATATCGCGGTAAGGCATGCGGAAAGCTTTGCGGCCATTAAAGATATTGTTACCACCTAGGAGGGGAACTTATGACTACTACTAAGTACAAAGTCAAACCAGATCGAGTGATCTACCATGCTGGGGTTGAATATTTGGGCGGTGCCGAGGTCGAGCTACCAGCCAAGCAAGCGCTTTACCATGCGGACAACCTAGAAGTTGCTCCGGCTCATGCGCCATCTGCGCCATCCTTGATCGCATTGCCCAAGGATGACGCTAAAAAACCCGAAGCCAAGCCATGATCCAAGAAAATCTAGAGGTATTCTTTAAAGAGTTTGCCGTCCAGGGTCAACTCTCAAACGGGACTTTTATCTCGGGAATATTTGACCAAGATTTTCTACAAATGGATATCGGGGTAGAGGGACGGAGCATTACTTTTTGTGCCAAGTCTACGGATGTAAGCTCATTGCATCATGGGGACACGATAACCATAAATTCTATTTCCTATAAGATTGTTGGCATTGAACCCCGTGACGATGGAAAAATCACTGATTTAATCCTTAAAGTCTGATGAAAAAGCGACAAATCCTAACCCAACTACAGTCAGCATTAGAAACAATTCAAGTTTCTAACGGATACTTTACTAATGCGGGTGAGTTTGTCGCTTATTGGGGAGACACTAACCAAGAATGGTCAACGGATGGGATTAATTTTCGGGACGTTTCCTGCGACGTTACAGAGAACAACCCTTATCATTCCCACGTTTTACACCTAGAGATAGAAGCGATCGCCTTTACGGACGATCCTTTAGAAACTGGCTGTAATTTAGAGGCTGATATTATTTCCTGTTTGTCCTCTCGACTGAATTGGGAAGGATACGGATTGATCACGCAATTAGAGCCAGAATCATCTATCAGTAAAGAAGTAGTAACAGCAGGAAAAACGGCTATATCTGTACTCGTTCGCATTACAATTACCTTTAGAACTGACAAGTGGCAATTAGACTAAAATATAGAAAAGCATAGGGGTTTTTATCATGCCAGACAATAAGTATTTTAAGGGACAGGGAAAGGTCTACCTAGCAACATTAGACAGTTCCGACGAAGTTGATTCGGGGTTTCGGTTCATCGGGAATGTGCCCGATCTAAGGCTGCCAATGAGTACCAATAAGGCCGAGCATAGAGAGTCTACTTCGGGAAAACAAGGGAAAGACCTAATCATCTATCAGTACATAGATGGGAAAGTCACGTTTACTTTAGAGGATTTTTCTAAAGAAAACTTAGCATTAGCTTTTCAAGGAACATCTAGCTCTATTAGTGGGGCGACCGTGACAGATGAACCCGTGGCGGCTAAACTGGGCTTTTCCGTCCCGTTGGCTAACATCAATCTTTCCGCTTTTACGACCTTGGAAATCGGCTCAACTCCAATCACGGCGACGGGGAATTATACCGTTGATCTAAAGGGTGGTATGCTCACGTTCCCTGCGGCTCCCGTTGACAACGCACTAACCGAGGCAGCCTCTTTGGTGGCTACCTATACGTTTGGCTCTTACATCAAAACCACTGGATTTTCTGCTACTCGGAAAAATTACTGGTTACGGTTTAACGGAGTTAATACCGTCAACAATAACTCGCCGGTTATCGTCGATGTCTTCAAGGTTTCCTTTGATATACAAAAAGAGTTAGCGCTTATTAATAATACCGAGCTATCCAAGCTTGAATTAGAGGGGGATGTCCTCCTAAGCGCTGTTGGTACTGATGACGGCGGGTTCTTCCGTATTCGGGATACTGTGTAAGATGGGCTTTTCTATTGCTGATCAAAATAGGGCAGTACGGGAGTTTTTCCGCTCCGAGTTAAAAAACTTGGAGGCGGCGAATACTGCCGCGATAAAAACAACAGCGGCCGCAGTAAAGCGAGAGATGGGAAAGCAACTCCGAAAATTCAAAAAAGGACCGACTGGAAACGGTAGTTTCCAGAAAGCCATAAGGATTAAAGAGTTGCGACCATCTGGGTCTTTACCCTTTGCGGTCGTTGTTCGTTTGGGAGTCCCGTTTATGTCGGTTTTTGAGGAAGGGGCAACCATTGCCAGCCCTAGGAATCTAATAATCCTTCTCCCCCAAGGCGCAGCCCTAGGGTTTCGGAGGATTTCTAAAGGGAATAAGTGGGCTTCCGTTTGGGCGCGGATTGCAAAGTCCGCTAGGATTATCGCCGTTGCAGATGGGAAAGTTGTGGCACTTTCCAAAGATGGGCGCAATGTCCCAATCTACAAAATACAAAAGTCCGTCAAGTTGCCCAAAAAAATCAGCTTTTTCGCTACGGCGGAATTAGTTGCGGGGGATATGGCGGGGTTAGTCGATCAAATATTGGCAGGAGGGTAAATGAGCGATTTAGATGTTTTATTGCCAGAGCGCTCTATTACTATCGGTGGCGAGGAGGTCGAAGTCAGTCCCTTTAAGTTTGGGCAATTTAAAAAGGTGATTGCAATCATTCAACAAGTGGGCGGGTACTTGGAATCTCCCCCCCAGGAATGGATCGCCAGCTTAGGGGATGAGGCGATTGAGTCGCTCGCAACCCTTGCCCTATTTTGTATTTCAAAGGATCGGCAATGGTTGGATGAATTACCAGGTGATCAAGCTTTCGATTTATTTCTTAAGGTTTTAGAGGTGAACGCGGATTTTTTCGCTCGGAAGATCCAGGCAGGATCGACGGCTCTAATAAAAGTGATCAACAGCGCAACGGGTGGACCATTGCCGTCGCCCGACTCATCCGAAACGGACACACCTGGCTAGAAATCCAATCCTATAGTAAAGCTCAAATTATTGCCTTTATTGAGGCGATCAACTACCTAGAAATAGAAGACCATAGACAATCCCTTAACTCGACAGCGATCGCAACTCAAGGACGTTCGCAAGATATACAGAAATATACAGAAAAACTTTCAAAGTTTTTAAGAGAATATGGCCAATCCTAACCCCAACAACGATCAACAAGGAATTTATAGGCGCTCAAGCGATCTATTTATATCTTTGTCACTGATCGGAAATTCCGTCGTAGTGATGGCCTCGTTTGTAGCGATTTGGTTTCAAATATCAGGGGCGCTCATTGCCAATGAGAGGCGCTCCACAATCTTAGAGACAAAGGTAGATAACCTCCTAGAAATTAATAAAGGTTTTAGCGATAGGCAAGAAAAGATTGAGGAAAGAGTTTTGAATCTGGAGAAGGAAGTAAATGCCAAGTAAAACCCTTGCGATTAAATTTACCTCTGAAGGATTTTCCCAAACAATCCAATCCGTTAAACAGGTCGGGTTTGCTTTTGATGAGGCATTGGGCAAGGCGCAAGAATCAGTAAAGAATGCGATCGCCGCCAGTAAGGACGCAGCTAATAGCGGGGATTTAAGCGGATTTGAGGAAGCAGAGAAAGCACAGGTACAGGCGGCGAAGAAAGTACAGCAAGCGGTAAACAATGCCTATCGGGAATTACGAATAAAAAGCAGTGCCGATATTGAGCAATTAAAATTTCAATCAATCTCAGCCTTTGAAGCCCTTAAAAAAAGTGGCGTAGCGAGCGCCATAGATATTAAAAATGCAGAAATTGCATTAACAAAACGCTTGGCTGATTTGGATCGGCAACTGGGGGAAACGGGGGGAGGATTTAGGAACTTTGGCACTCAGGCAAATTTTGCGCGGTCTGTCCTTTCCAATTTCCTGGGGGATTTAGCGTCAACCGCAGTTAGTAGCTTCCTATCTAGCCTGATCAATGCGGCTAATGGGCTAAAGGATGCAGTTTTCAGAGCAGGAATCACCACCGAAAACCTGAAGGCTCAACTCAAAACCTTAGAGGGTTCATCGGCGGCGGCAGATAATGCCTATGCAAAGATTGCCAAGTTTGCCAAAGAGACACCTTTTGAGTTGGATCAAGTGACACAGGCTTATGTGTCCTTGGCCAATCGTGGGATTAAACCAGCAGAAACAGAATTAAGAAAGATAGGCGATTTAGCCGCGTCCCAACAGAAACCCTTGCAGCAGTACGTCGAAGCAATTTTAGACGCGATGACAGGGGAAAACGAGCGCCTAAAAGAATTTGGGATTAAGGCGACCCAATCGGGGGATAAGGTCAGCTTTACCTTTAAAGGGATAACCAAAACCGTTGAGAAAAGCGAAGAGGCTATCTATAAAGCCCTTTTAAGTTTCTCTGAGTTAAACGGCGTTCTGGGTGGCATGAACGAGCGAGCGAAAACCACCGAGGGGCAATTGTCAAACCTTAACGATGCCCTACAACAGATATACGTCAAGCTTTTTCAGGCAATCAAACCAGCCCTAGATAGCTTAACTAAATCTGCGATCGCTATCCTTGAGCCCCTAGGACAACAGCCCAAACTTTTTGAAGAGATCAATCTTCAAGCTAAAGCCTTCCAAAAACTGCTTGAAACTAATCCCCAACTGGTCAAGGAGGTGTCGGCTCAATTTGAGTCAGGATTAAGGGTAGCAGTCCAGGGGGTAGCGAGCACCGCTAAGACCTTATTGGAATACCTCCAACAAAACCCCACGGCGATCCAAGATACAGTAGAGAATCTTGGACTGCTCATCAACGCTATGGGTGAGTTCGTGAAGCTCATCAATACGGCTCTTAGTGGTTGGAAAGCGATCGTCGACTTGGTTAAAATCACGTCTCAAGAATTATCAATTAATAAGGACATTAGCCCGGCGCAAGTGGGGGAGAGAATTAAGGCGGCGGGGGGAAACGAGAATGATGTTAATCGGGTTTTAGCGGAAATAAAAACCCAGGTAGACCAAGGTTCTATCGGCGATCGCCTGTTCAATGTTCCACGAACACAGCAAATTGTCAGGGCCGCCCTTGACAGAGAATTGTCCCGATTGGGGGGACAAGGGGCAATCAATGAAGGGTCAGACCAAGGATTGAGAAACTTATCCCGGCAGCAACAAACCAAGAATGATCGCAGTAATGCCTATGCTCCACTATTGGACTTAATCGCGGGTGGTGAGGGTGGGGTTAGCTCGGCCAATCGCGGAAGGGCGGGAGATACCCCAGGGGGATTAAAAGCAATTATCGGGAAAAATGCAGAGCAAACCACTATCAGGGAAATCCTAGCAGCCCAGGCAAAGGGGCAATTATTCGCAGTCGGGACTTATCAATTTATCCCTAGCACTTTAAAGTCACTGGTTAAGCAATCTCAGATTAGCCTAGATTCCTACTTCACAAAGGCAGTTCAGGATCGGCTTGCCATACTAATCCTAGAAAATAAGCGCCCCCAGGTAGGAAAATTCTTGTCAGGCAAAAATACTAATATTAATGAAGCCGCCCAGGAACTAGCCCGCGAATTTGCCAGTATTGGTTTAGCGTACCCAGAGGCGGGTAGGAAGGTTGGAGAAAGCCGTTACTCTGGATTGGCGGGTAATGCTGCGTCAATTTCTCCTAGTCAGGTGAAATCTGCACTAAATTTAGTCCGCGAGCAATTGGGGAGCCAGTCTGTAGTTGAGAGCAGATCGTCGTCGGCGACCGTTGACAGCGATCAGAAAAAGAAGGAAGCGGAAAAGATATTAGAGGATGCCCGTAAGCGCCAAGATCAATCCGCTAAAATCCAGCAAGAACAGGCACGGACAGCCTTAGAGGATAAGCAAAAACGAGAGCTATTAACCTTTGATTTATCCACCGCCAAACTCCCCCAAGCGCAGAAAGTAAGCAGAGAAGCGGAACGGACAACCCTAGTAAGGGATCAGCAATTTGCCCTAGAATATCTAAGGATTGAACAGACGATCAACCAACTGCAATCAGAAAGAACCCGCAAGCTAGAGGATATTAAATCGGGGCAAACTACCGATGGCAGGAATATCTCCCAAGAGATTGAGATATTACAGCAAAGAAAGAAATTTCTATCTGAAACCGTGGGGATTGAATCTGAGATAACCAAGCAGCAAGAAGCCCAAAGGATAGCAGAAGAGGCAAGACAAAGATCCGCCGAAAGAACACGCCAAGCCCAAGACTTAGACCGACAGAAATTAGAGGAAACCCAAGAACAAAAACTCCTACAATTCGACGCGGCTACCACACAACTCCCCGAAGGTGGGGCAAAGGAATCTAGAGCAATCCAAAGGGATGCTTTAGAACGGCAATTATTTATTGAAAAGCAATCCCTAGAAATTAACCAAGCGATCGCCAATCTCCAGGAGGAAAGAAGCCAGAAACTATCTGGTAAATTTACCACAGGGCGAGATATCACCGCAGAAATCCAATTCATGGAGGAGCGGAAAAAACTGCTAACGGAAACCGCCAGACTACAAGAGCAGATAGCCACGGCGGGGACAACTCAGGCGATCGCGCAGAAAAAAGAAGAATCCCTAAAACAGCTAACCGAAGTCAATAGACTTCTTATAGAGATCCAGTCCGAGCAAACCTCCAGGATCGATGATGAAACCAAGGCAGTCGATGCCGTGGAAAGTAAGTATTCTCAATATCGCTTGACCATTGATGAGGCGGTGCAATCTCTCACAAGTTTGATTGATTTTAAGCAATCATTAGGTCTGGTGACGGATGAAGAGATAAAATCCCTAGAACAGCTAAAAAGCAAATATCAGGAGCTATTCACGCTACAAAAGACGGAAACCATTAACGTATTAGATCAGGTTTCTCTTGGGGCAAGGCAGAAGGAATTAGACAATCAAAATGCGATCGCCAACATCGACGCTCAGATCGCCCAAGGGCAAGCGAGCAAACTACAAGCCCAGGGGGATACCTTTGGGGCTAATGCGATATTAAAAAAAGATGCGATCAATCAAGAGAATCTACGATATCAACAGCAACTCCTAGACCTAGAATCTAATTACTCTGGCAATCCCCAGTTATTAGATGAGATGGCCCAGAAGGCAAAAACCCTTAAGGATCTCAATCTAGACCAGATTAATAGCCAGTTTAAGGGACTAGGGGAAACAGTAGCGGAACTATCTGCGAATGGCGTTACCCAGTTTTTCGATGACATTACTAAAGGTTCAAAGTCAGCAGGGGAAGCCTTCCGAGATATGTCCAAAGGGATCTTGATTGAAATAGGGAAAATGTTAGTTAAGTTCCTTGTGCTTAAAGCCGTTGGATTGATCTCTGGGGCTTTTGGAGGGGGGACATCCGCTATAGCCATACCAACGATTGGGCGCGGAGCGGCCTTTGCTGAAGGGGGATTAGTCCGTGGACCTGGAAGCGGGACAAGTGACTCCATTCCAGCAAGGCTTTCTAATGGCGAATTTGTGATCAAAGCCCAGGCGGTAAAAAATTGGGGAGAGACTTTCCTAAACAGCATTAATTCAGTCCGCACGATTGGGCAAGGGGTAGCCTTTGCTGAAGGGGGATTAGTCCGTGGACCTGGAAGCGGGACAAGTGACTCTATTGCCGCAAGGCTTTCTAATGGCGAATTTGTGATCAAAGCCCAGGCGGTAAAAAATTGGGGAGAAAATTTCCTAAATGGCATTAATTCAAGTAGCCCAGATTTACAATTTTCCCTATCCAATATTGGCCGCCAAGAGAGCCAAAATGCAGGGGGAGCAAGAACCGTTAACGTAACTCAGACGATAGTTACCCCGAACGCGGACAGCTTCAGAAAATCGGATTATCAGATATCAAAAGAGATGGCAGAATCGGCAAGGCGGGCCATGATGAGAACATGAAACATCTTTCCCCAGGGTTACTATCACACTTGTATGGCGAGGTCTTAACCATTGCCTATTGTTGGCGAATAGAAACAACCGCCGATCAAATTAGTGGGTTTACCAGCTTTGACCAAGATTTAGTGATTGATGGCGTGACTTATAAAGCCGCTACTGGCATGGTTGCCACGGCCACCGAGCTTAACAGTAATCTAGATGTTAACAATCTGAATATCTCTAGCTTCCTATCGGATGAAGGTATCTCCGAGGCTGATTTAATCAGTGGTGTTTGGGACTTTGCCAAGGTAAAAATATTCTTGGTAAATTACAAGGATCTCCCCTTCGACCTAACCACCAAACCCTATAAATTCATCCTTTTATCGGAGGGGATTTTAGGGAAAATCTCTAATAGCGATCGCGGGTTTTCCTGCGAGCTTCGGTCTTTAATGCAGTTTTTGAATCAAAAGCAATCTTGGGTGACTTCTCCCTTTTGTCGGTACGAACTTGGGGACGATCTTTGTACCGTGGATCTGGCAGGATATACCCAGGATTTAACGGCAACAGGTGCGGCGGACAATAAGATAATTTATATTGAAGAGGCTATGACATCCAACTATTACGCCTACGGTACGATTACCTTTACCTCTGGTGCAATGGAGGGCTTAACCGTTCGTGTAGCAAAAAACGACGGGTATTCCATGACGTTATTCGAACCAGCCCCCTATCCTATCGAGTTGGGGGATACCCTAACAGCCGTCCGAGGATGCGACAAAACGAGGGAAACTTGTAAGACTTTTTCCAATGTAATAAATTTTGGTGGGGAGCCAGATTTGCCAGGGGTGGATGAGTATCTAGCTGGTTTTAGTGATAGTTGAAAAGTGTAAGAACTTCCTAGGTACAATTGCAGATAAAAGAGTTATGTTTTCCTGTATGAAACCCTTCCTGTCTATCATTGCAGCTAGTTTATTTCTGGGAATTGCCCCATCTGCTCAAGCCGTTCAAGTCTACAGTTCTAGAGCCGATTTCGACTTAGCATTAGGCAATTCTCCTAGAGTTACTGATACTTTTTCAAATCCCATCCCCCAAGATGAAATCTTGGCTTTGGACTCAGGAATACTATCGATCAACAATAAAGAAGCCAAATTTACGGATAACTCGGTTTTTGCCGGTTATTATCATTAGGAGTATGCCTCCCCTTTATAAGGAAAAATGCTACAGAGCCTGATAGTTGAAACCGCCAGAAAATTAAAAGGAACTCCCTACCACCATCAAGGGAGGGTATGGGGGGAAAATGGTGGAACCGATTGCTTAGGGGTGATCGTCTATGTTTGTCAAGCGTTGGGCTTGCCCTACATAGATGCAGTGGGATACTCTCGTTATTGTTCCGGAATAAATTTACTAAAAGAATTTGAAGAACAATGTACTAAAAGTGAATCGCGGGGAATCGGGAAAATCCTTATATTTTCAATGAGGAACTATCCCTGTCACTGTGGGATTGAAGGGGAACTTGCGGGAACTCCTACAATTGTTCATGCCTATAATTCCCTAGATTCCAATCCCAGAGCCGGCAAGTCCAGCCCCAATCGTGTTTGTGAGCATGTTTTAGGGGATTGGTGGGAGAATAGGATAGTAGGGGTTTTCGATTTTCCCTCAAAATTATGAGCTTTTCCGAGACACGCTTCAATTTAGGCTACGATCTGGGGACTATGGGCGGTCCCACTTTTCAGAATACCGCTCTAATTCATGGCGGCGGGAAAGAGCAAAGAATAATCAACGGAAGCCAACCCCTTGGACGTTGGCAATTAGGCGATCGCGCCTTGACTCGGAGTGAATTAGATTATTTCCTAGAATTTCATGCCAACCGTAAAGGCTCTTACCAAGGATTTCGCTTTAAAGATTGGAGCGATTATAAAATCACTCAAGTGATCGGCGTAGGAAATAATATAAAAACACAATTTCCGATTTACAAAACCTACGCGGTGGAAAGCTATTCTGTTAAGCGCCGAATAACCAAGCCAGTTAGTAGCGGGTTCAAAATCTTTTTAGATGGCATTGAACAAACATCTGGGGTAACTCTAAATAGCACTACAGGAATAATCACGTTTCCCGACTCACCCGATACTGGGGTAGAGGTTTCAGTATCAGGAACTTTTGATGTCCCCGTCCGTTTTGAGCAGGATGAGATCGCCTTCCGATTTTTAGCGACAACTTTCGACAAAGCAATATTTGCCCTAGAGAAACTATCAATAATTGAAATCAGGATAAAGGATGATTACTCCTTACCCTTGGACACCGTTCCCACGGAATTAGACCTGACCATTAATCTAGGCTACGACCTAGGGACTATTGGCGGTCCCAGTTTCAACACGGGAATCGTGGCTAATTCAGGAAGGTATGAAAGCCGCGTCATTAATTGGAATCGGTCTAAACGGCGGTTTAATGTAGGCGATCGCACATTGAAGAGGGCAGAATTAGATTATTTTATTGCCTTATTTAGGATTGCTAGGGGTTCATCAATCCCCTTTACATTCAAGGATTGGCAGACAGAGCTAAAAATCCCTGCCCGATTTGAATCTGATTCGATTACCTTTAGATTTGATGCACAAGACCCCGATTCAGGGGAAGGAATTTTTTACCTTTCGTCCCTGCCCATCGTGCAAACTGGGCCAGTTTTTAAAGAGCTATTATTTACTACTACCTCAAATTTTGAGGACACGGTAGAACTATATCCACCGAATGGAATTTATCCTTTTCCAGTAGTCGCCCCCTCCTCGCTAGATAATTATTCAGAAGATCAAATCAAGGCCTTCCTAATTGGAGCGACTTGGGATAATCGGGTAGCTCTTGGGCTTTTTTCCAGGATAGAGCTAGGGACTTTTTCGGGAAGTTCCTTTATAGGAATTGGGAAGATTTTTAACGCTGTAGTAGTCCAGGATTCTCTTGGACCCTGTTACTTTTCCGGTACAATTCGCTGGGAAGCTTGGCGATTAGATTAAAGGCTAAACAATCCATTTCCGCCATTATAAAGAGCGGATATTTCCGAGCCTGACAAGGCTCTATTGAATCCTATAAATTGGCTACAACAGCCATTTCCAACGATGGTCCTAGTAGCAAAATCAGCCAGATATATTAGCTGAGATGTGCTGTTGTAAGTACCTGATAGCGAGTTGCTCGCTATCGCAGAACCGTTTTTATAAAGGGTAAAGGTGGACCCAGACCGATTTACGACCCAATGGGTGAATACAGATAAAGCTGACACAGAAGTATCGGCTAAACTCAAAATCCCTGCGGAGTTACTGTCCCAAACAGTGAAGACAATTCTGCCATCTAAGGCAGAGCCATCCTTTATATAAGTAAGGTTCCATTCCCTGTTCGGAGTAGATATCAAATCCTTAGCGCAGATAGCATGGTAGGAATTAGAGGACGATCGCTGAAGCCACCAGATAGAGAATGCCCTATCTGCTGAAAAATTTAAGAAGCCGGCGCTAGAATCGACTGCCAGCGAGGAAGAGTAAGGGAAATTTAGGAAAGTTTCTTGTTTATTTGCGAAATAACTTTGCAACGGGATTCCGCCAGAGAGCCCAATAGAAGTACTGGCTAAATTTTTGATTCCTCTCTCAAACCAAAAATCACAATCTGCGTTTGAAAAGGGGCTAGGGACAGAGCTAATGGGAAGGCTCCCACCACCACCACCACCGCCAGAAATGACCGATTTCCCTTTATATAAAATGTTAGGCATAATAACTCTCTACAAAAATGTTCCAAGTAGCACCATCATAAAAACACTGTACGGCTCTCTCTTTATCCCCAGCATTTTTTAAAGTGACTATAGGGGCTCCCCCAGAGATTTCCTTAAGGATTAATCCGAGCAGTCCAGCACTTTGATTGACAATCCAAAAGTTAAGCCCAGTGGTAGGGGAAGCGGGTAAAACAACGTCTTGGTCGGAAGTCGTAGGGGTTAGAAACTGCCATTTTTCCGAGGTTATCAAAAGTGATTTTGTCGCAGAAATAGACTGAACGATTGAGGAATCAAACGACGTAGCCGACGGAGCAACAAAAAAACCCGTAGGGCTAGAAGCTGTCCCCCCTGGAGTGGTAACAAAAACCGTGCCTGCTCCCGTGGGGGTGCTACTTCCTAGTGTTGCAGTGGCTTGGTTGTCATTCGTCACCGTTAGCGCAGTTACCGCAACCCCGCCCACCGTTAAGCCCGTCGCCCCGGTTAAACCAGTGCCATAGATTGTAATCGGGTCGCCTGGACCCGCTTGGGTGGGAGTGAATCCCGTGATTGTTGGGATTGCGTAGGCAAGGGTAGGAGTAAGAGTAGCTGACTTGAGCGTCCCCCGCCCTACCAGCGCCGAAAGTTGGTATATCCTGACTGTGATTGTGGTTTGAAGAGAACCAAAATCAGTGACTTGGTTGGCAGTGGAATAATCCACAAACGGGGTAGAACTGGTCAATGTCCTTACTACCGTGGACCCGTTCATTATGTCTACCTCGTAGCTTTCGGAAGTCTCAGATAAGGGGAGATTATCGTAGGTTGTCGCTTCTCCTGCTTTCCTGTCCCGTCGCTGCCAAGTGATTTGTACCTTCCCGGTAGCGTCTTTAGTGGCGGCGGGGTTTACTACCGAGTAGGGTTTGAGAGAATTTCCTGCCGGGGTAATTGAAATCGGAGAAACATCTGTCAGATCCTGATCTCCTGTTATCGCCTTGAACTGGAGGGGTAGCCCTATATCTGAGGTTAGCCCATCAACCCGTTCTAGATAATCTGAAAGCAAAACAAATAATTCGTCTGCCCCATGTCCCCCCGTCGCCCATTCCGTTCCCCTTTTTCCCTGTAGAATGCCAGACAGCGTATAGGTGTTAGTGGCGGTTAGCGTGGCAGTTTGAAATCTAATGATCGCGTTTCCGATCAATGCCGTATTTTCTCCATTGGCCAAGTCTTCAGGGGAAACGGATTCAAGTTCCCCAGAGCGAATGGTCACGGATACGGTCGCCCCCGACCCAGACCCAAGGACAGTATTACAAACTCCGATTGTGGATGGTAATTCTAAATTTTTGGCAAATTGCCACGAACTTCCCGCATTGCGACTGATATAAATAGAAGCCCCACGCCAAACCCCCAGAGTATCCCCTGCGAGGTATAGCCCATTATCGCTGTCTGAGTCCTGGACTAAGGGAATGTCCAAAACCTTTAAGTTAATTGTCGATGTCCCCAGAATTTCTGGAGGATCTGGACTGTCCGGAGTTGCTGGCTCTGAGACTATTAAAAAGTTTCCATCATAGGCGATCGCTTCGATTTGAATTAGGAAGTTAGCGCCTATGGACATTTTGCTAATTTGGACCCGTTGAATCCCAGAGGATAAGGGGAGACTGAGCACGTCCCCTGGTTCAAGGTAGAGGTATTGCGGAGGGAGAGTAAATTGATAGGATTTCCGTCGAAGCCAGATTAAGTTAAGAATTTTCTCAGCAATCTCCTGGGCTTTAGAAGAAGTGAACGCGATCGGTAACACCACCTGGGGATTATTCTCCCCCATAGGATTACCTACCCGTCTAGCCCGAACAATAGAAGTCTGATATTTTCGATATATATCTATAAACGATAGCGATATCTGTTGGGGTAGTTCTAAATCAGCTACCCGCTCTTGTTGATAGTTTTGCTGCGGTCGAGTTGATTTATATTCACTGGTGGCCAGTTGGGATTTTGAAATCGCCGCAACTGAGGGAAGCTCATAGGGCAGAAATTTTAGTTTCCCTTCTGCCTCTACAGCGTGGAACTGGAAAGCTTGCTGTAATTGCTCTATCACCTGTTTTGGTGACTTTGTGCGGTCGATCACATACCCCGCAATAGGTGAGGTTGTGTCTAATTCCATTAGCTCAATTGCGTCCAGGTCAACTTGAGAAGATTCTAAGCCGGACGTTGTGCAAACATAATCAAGGATCGTAGATAAATTAACGGGTAATGGACTGGCAACCGTCCCCGAAGTAACCACCTCTATCGACACTTGGGGCAATTGATTCCCATATTCCTCTAAAGGGAGATCCTCAAAAACTATATAGCACCGATTTCTATAAGCGATCGCATCATCGCCTAGGGAAGCATCAATCAAAGAATCCACATTCTGCGTAGAAGTGCCTAAGTAGATACGCAGATATTTGTTTGCCCATTCTTGGCTATTTGCCCGGCTATCGCTAGAAGCGCTTGGGGACTTATCATATTTGAGCTTTGAGTTTACCCATATCCGAGA